AATGTCGGGTTGATTATACACATGGCATACGAGTGGTGTCAGCGTCTGGGTGACATGCGTAACCTACAGTGGGGTAACATTGACTTGGATAAGCAACAGCTTACCTTGGAGCAGAGCAAGCGTAGGGCTGATGTGTTTCTACCTATCACAGATAACCTGACTGCCATGCTCAAGGAACAGAAGGAAGACTTCGGCTTTCAACCTTGGGTAGTACCACATCCACAGCCTGTGAAGGGTGTATACAAACCATACGCAATGGAGAGACTGTCCAAGGTTGGGCGTAAGATCATGCGACTAGCAAAGCTACCTGAAGAGCTACGGCTCATGGATATACGGAGAACTGGTATAACACAGATGATAGACAAGGGAGTACCATTGCCACAAATTATGGCTGTATCTGGACATACTCATGTGTCTTCAGTGAAGCCATATCACAAGCACACTTACGAAAGTGCAAGTAGTGCCTTGACACAGAGAGACATTGCTGTACAATCGACTGTAAGGAGCAACATTGAAAGTGATACATTATGAGTGTCTTTAATATTATAAATGATATAACACTTACAAATGGAGATACTAAACGTATGGACTGTCCTGAGTGTGGTGGGCGCAAGACCTTCACGATCACGAACAACATGGGTTCTCTGATTTGGAATTGCTACAAGGCAGGGTGTCATGTATCTGGTGGCAAGCGTGTGCATCTTACAGCAGATGACATACGCAAATCACTGGGTAGTGTTGCAGAAGAGACACACTCTATAACTTTCGACAAGCCTGAGTGGATTGTGAAAGATGACGATGCGATAGCTGAGTTCTGTAATGAATGGAAGCTAGACCCCAAGGTGTTGGGGTTACTGTATGATGTGAAGGAACATCGTGTGGTGTTCCCTGTAATGCAGGGTAATACTATGGTAGATGCCACTGGTAGATCGTTGAGTAAACGTATACCCAAGTGGAAACGATATGGAAAAAGCAGCTTGCCATACGTCTGTGGACATGGTACAACTGCTGTAGTTGTTGAGGACTGTGTGAGTGCAGCCATCGTAGGTACTGATGGATTTGTCGGAGTCGCAGTGTTGGGTACATCATTATCCGATGGGCATAAGAAGCACTTGTCACAGTTCTCAACAGCAATTGTAGCACTTGACCCTGACGCACTGCCCAAGACGCTACAGTTCGCAAAAGAATTACGAGGGCTAGTACCAAAGGTAAGTGTGCTACGCCTAGAAGATGACCTTAAATACCGAAACCAAACCGACTTGGATAACTTAACAACACTAGGAGACACATAATGGAATTATCATTAGTACGTAGCTTGATGGACAAAGAGTTCTATGACGAACATCGTGGTGCTAAATGCCCCGATAGATTGTTCAGTCAAGACATACGCAAGATCAAACAAGCAGTGGATACTGCAATGGACAGATACTCACGTACAGTTACACCTGACGAGATAGAAGCATTGTTCATGGCAAACAATCCGACACTGACTACCGCACAGAAGCAAGCATACAGTCACCTGTTCCACAAGGTAAAGAAAGAAACACCTATGGGTAGTGACGTTGCACAGGAAGTATTGTCCAAACTATTCCAACAGGTAGTGGGTGAGGACATTGCTAACCTTGGCTTTGACTATGTGAATGGCAGTAAGACTAGCCTTGAACCACTACGTAATTTGATGGAGCAGTATGGTGATGACTTCACACCTAACCTCAATGTAGAATGGGAAGACATCAGCCTTGATACCATCCTGTCTATGACAGATTTGGAGTCACAATGGACGTTCAACATTCCTACCCTTACACGTAAGGTAGAGGGCATTAATGCAGGACATTTGATTGAGGTAGGGGCGAGGCCAAACACAGGTAAGACATCATTCCATGCTTCACTTGTAGCTTCTCCACAGGGATTTGCGTGGCAAGGTGCTAAGTGTATCATATTATGTAACGAAGAGGGCTATCACAGGGTAGCTCACAGGTACATTACAGCCGCCACAGGCATGGACAAGTTCGAGATTAGCAAGAACAAGCAGAGAGCTATGGAAGTGTTCGATCAGATACGTAAGAACGTCATGTTCAAGGATGCGACAGGGCGTGACATGAACTGGGTTGAGTCAGTATGTAAGTCATACAAGCCTGACATTGTGATACTTGACATGGGTGATAAGTTTGCCAAGATGGGTGGCTTCTCACGTCCTGACGAAGCACTCAAAGCGAATGCGGTACATGCAAGACAGATAGCCAAGCAACATGAGTGTGCTATGTTCTACATGTCTCAGCTATCAGCAGAGGCAGAGGGCAAGGTGGTACTCAACCAAGCCATGATGGAAGGGTCACGTACTGGTAAGGCAGCAGAGGCTGACCTGATGATTATGATTTCCAAGAACCCTACAGTAGAAGGGCAAGAGGAAGAGGACAACCAACGCCACATCAATGTAGTGAAGAACAAACTATCTGGGTGGCATGGTATTGTACACACTGATCTTGAGTACAAGATAGCGAGGTATGTAGCATGATTGAAGTAACATATGTATCACACATGGGCGATGACTTGACAGTAGTGAATGCTGCACGTGTATCGTTTGGCAAGACATCTAAGTATGAATGTGTTGACATGATAAAGGGTAAGTGGCAGATGAAACCAAAGGATGTAAAGCTGATACGTTATCTAGCCAAGCATCAACACAAGTCACCATTCAACCATGCCTTTGCTACATTCCATGTCAAGGCTCCTATCTTTGTGGCACGACAGCTACAGAAGCATGAGTACATGCCTTGGAATGAGATAAGCAGACGCTATGTAGATAGTAAGCCTGAGTTCTATGAGCCTGAGACATGGCGTGGACGTGCCAAAGATAAGAAGCAAGGATCTAGTGATGAAGTAATTACAGAACTAGAGGATGCTAGGTGGGAAGAATATGATCAGTTTGAAGTTGATAGGTACGACATACATAAAAGTATAGCAGGTTGCTACGAGCAACACTTAAAGTTTTATGACTTATTAATACGCAATGATGTAGCACCAGAGCAAGCACGTATGGTACTACCACAGTCCACGATGACTGAATGGTACTGGTCAGGTAGCCTGTATGCATTTGCAAAGATGTGTAGCCTACGCCTCAAGGAAGATAGCCAACAGGAAACACGTGAGGTAGCTACGCAGATACAGAAGGTAATGATAAAAGCTTTTCCTTGGTCGTGGAAAGCATTAGGTGAGTGCCTATGAACTGGGTAATACTCGTTACTGTATACATGGGTGATCCATTTATTATACCATACAAAACATTTGAGTATGAGAATGCATGTGTGGAATACGTTACCGATGCTAACAATGCGAGTACACTTGCAGTAGAAGTGATTGCAATAGCAGGTTTTAATGATCCAGTTACAAACATTATTTGTGTAGCTGAGTATGAACTACAGAGAAGGAGAGAGGGATGAGACTAGCGGTAGTGATAGATGTGGATGGTGATATAATGTATGTGCCAGAAAATACACATGGGTTTGTGAACTTCCCCAAGCCCAAGTTATTTGATAACTTAAAGGATGCAGAAGATGAGTGTGCTAAATGGAACACTGGTATAATCGTTGACTTTAATACAAATAAAACTGTACCCACAATAAGATCATTTGATGATGATGAACGCAGAAGAGCAATGGAACGAGAGGAGATAAACAATGGTGAGTAAGACACTTATAGAAGAAGTAGAATTGCTTGGGGCAATGCAACGCCACAAGTTAACTTTGAAAGAAGCAACACAAGCAATGGCTGAGTTTGCTAACAAAAAAGAATTTGAGAAATCACTTGACGATTACTACTCAAATGAGTTAGTAGTAGATGCAACACATGAAACCATAACAGCCGACTATTAGGAGACACAATGAAACTGACCCTTGACGTAGAGAACACAGTGACAAAGCGAAACGGCAAGCTACACCTTGACCCTTTCGAACCGATGAATACATTAGTTATGGTGGGTATGCTAGATGATCTTGGTAGCGAAGACCTTGTAACATTCGATCACGCAGAGCAACAACCCACCACAGAGGGGAGAGCCATCGTTCAATATAAACTGGACGAGGCTTCCCTTCTTATTATGCACAATGCCGCACACGAT